CGCAATGAGTTGCTGCTCTCTCGCATCATCTAGAGCATGGAAGGGTATTGCAAGCAAATATCGTACTGCGCAAACCCAAGTAATACGCGCCCGTAGGTCGCAAACGCATTGCTTGCAAGTTGACTATGCCGGCGCGCTAGAAAGCGGCGAGACGATCAGCCACGTGATGTGGGAGTGCACAAGCCCATGGATCACGTACATGACATCTGCCTGCATCGGCGATAACGGCAGTTATGTGTGCTGCGATCTAGCAATCAACTACCCGGGGATCGGGCATGTGAAAGCGACTGTCAAGACGACGAGCGGGCGTACTGAAAACTACGAGTTCGAGGTCACCGTGACTGACGCACCGATGTACCCGAGCGCGCAGTACATCCCCAGCAACGGGCCGTATCAGCTTGTGGCTGAGGCCTAGTTTCATCGCACAGTGAGATTGAGTGTCATGGCAAAGGGGGCCAAAACAGGTGGCGGCTCCCGGAAGGGGGTGCCCAACAAATGCACCGCCGAGTTCCGCGAGACCGTCCGCAAGCTCCTGGAGATCAATAGCGAGAACGTGGGCCGCTGGCTTGCACTGGTGGCAGAGGGCGACGGTACCGATAGCGGCAAGCCTGACCCAGCCAAAGCGCTGGACCTGCTCTGCAAGCTGGCCGAATACGCCGCGCCGAAGTTGAACCGAACCGAGCACACCGGAGCCAATGGCGGCCCAGTGGAGCACAGCGTCAGAGCCGTGGAGCGCCGCATTGTCCGTCCTGCAGATCGAAACGGCTGAGGTCTACGAGCCGCTACTGCAGCCATCGCGCTACAAGGGCGCTTGGGGCGGACGTGGATCGGGGAAGTCCCACTTCTTCGCCGGGTTACTGCTTGAGGATTCACTGGCTGAGCCGGGTAACAGCGGTGGTGAAGGGATGCGATCAATCTGCATCCGAGAAGTTCAGAAAGATCTAGCCCAGTCATCCAAAGCGTTGCTGGAGGCAAAGCTTGCGCAGTTCGGTCTGGGAGAAGCGCAGGGGTTCAAAGTATTTAGGGAGCTGATTCAGACTCCAGGCGACGGTCTGATCATCTTCAAGGGAATGAACGACTACACGGCGGATTCCGTGAAGTCGCTGGAGGGGTACAAGCGGGCATGGTGGGAGGAGGCGCAGACGGCAACGGCGCGCTCCCTCTCGCTGCTGCGCCCGACGCTGCGCGCAGCAGGTTCGGAGCTGTGGTTCAGTTGGAATCCCCGTCGCAAGACAGACCCGTTGGACGTTCTGCTGCGAGGCAAGGAAATGCCGACCGGCGCAACGGTGGTGCGGGCCAACTGGCAGGACAACCCGTGGTTCACTGCGGAGCTTGAGCAAGAGCGGTTGGACACATTGCGTATTGACCCGGATCAGTACGGGCACATATGGGACGGGGATTACGTGACGGCCCTTGCTGGCGCCTACTATGCGCCGTTCTTGGCAAAGGCGAGGGAAGATGGGCGCATTGGGCATGTAGCCGCTGATCCGCTGCTGACGCTCCGGGCGCATGTTGATATCGGCGGCACTGGAGCAAAGGCAGACGCATTCGTAATCTGGATTGATCAACGGGTAGGCCGTGAAATCCGCATCCTCGATCACTACGAGGCAGTAGGGCAGCCGCTGGAAGCGCATGCCAATTGGCTGCGGTCAAAGGGGTATGTGCCCGGGAAGGTGACCGTCGTGCTTCCTCACGATGGCGCGGCGAACGACAAGGTGCACAAGGTGAGCTACGAATCTTCGTTCCGCGATATGGGATACGACGTTGTAGTTATCCCCAACATGGGTGCCGGTGCTGCAATGCGCCGTGTTGAAGCGACAAGACGTCTTTTCTCGGCGATGTGGTTTGATGAGTCAAGGACGGAATCAGGCCGCGATGCACTTGGCTGGTATCACGAAAAGCGGGATGAGAACAGAGACATTGGCCTAGGCCCAGACCACGATTGGTCAAGCCATAGCGCTGACGCCTTCGGACTGATCGCAGTGGATTACGAACTGCACCCGCCGCATGCGGCATCGGTAGCGCAGCTGAACTTTGAAACCCAATTCACTCCGGCAGGATTTGGTCGCCGGGCTAGCATCCTGGAAAGCTGATGGCAAAGCGCAAGTCAACAAGCAAAGAGCGTGATGATTTCACGACGACGATGCTTGAACGGGCAAACTCTGCATTTGGCTTTGACAGCGAGCAGCGACGTCGCGTGCGCGAAGACATGGAGTTTGCATTCGTATCTGGACACCAGTGGGACAACCATCTCAAGTCCAAGCGGCGCAACAAGCCCTGTTACGAGTTCAACCAGCTGCGGCAGATGATCCGCCGCGTGACCGGCCAGCAGCTGCAGAACAAGCCTCAGATCAAGGTGAGGGCGGTAGAGGATAACGACGTTGATACGGCTGAGGTCTACAATGGACTGATCAAGAACATCGAAGTGCAGTCCAGTGCAGAGAACGCATACGACACGGCATTCAATTGGGCGTGTGGCGGCGGATTTGGCGTGATGCGCGTAGTCTCTGAATACGAGTCCGATGATGGATTCGATCAGTGCCTGCGTATAAAATCGGTGCTAGACCCGCTAACGGTCTGGTGCGACCCATCCGCGCGAGAGTTTGACAGATCGGATGCGCGGTACTGGTTCGTAACAGAGATCATCCCTGTCAGCGAGTTCAAGCAGCGGTGGCCGGATGCGGATATCGCGTCGTTTGACTCGGTAGGGCTTGACTCGCTCGACCGTGATTGGTGGTTCGAGGACGCTGTTCGCATTGCGGAGTACTGGTACAAGACGCCAAAGGTAAAGACCATCTATCAGCTATCAGACGGCACGGTGGTCGATGCTGAAGAATACGACCCGATCGCTGATGAGGCTGCACAGGCAGGACTCACGATTTCGCAGAAGCGCGAAGTTCAATGTGATGAAATCATGTCGGTGGTTGTTTCTGGAAATGGGCCACTGGAAGAGCCGACGAAGTGGGCGGGGTCGATGTTCCCGTTCGTCATCCAGTGGGGCGACTTGATAAGTATCGACGGCAAGCAGATCTACAGCGGGATGACGCGGTTTGCCCGCGATGCGCAGTCAATCCACAATTTTGAAATGTCGTCGCTTGTCGAGGTTGTTGCAAAGCTTCCGAACAATCCGCTCAAGGCCACGCCAAAGATGATCGAGGGGCTTGAGCAGTATTACGAGCGTCTTGGGTATGACGATCCGCCGGTTCTGCTTTACAACGCAGACCCGAATGCGGCAGGAGCGTCTCCGCAACGAGAGCCAATGTCCGCATTGCCTCCCGCACTGGCGCAGCTGTCGCAGATTGCAGTTGACGAGTTGAAGATGGTGACTGGCATCTATGACGCCAGTCTTGGAATGCAGAGCAATGAGACAAGTGGCAGGGCCATTCTTGCAAGGCAGAACCAGGGCGATACCGCCAATTTCGTCTATACCGACAATCAGGTAAAAGCGCTTAAACGACTTGGCGAAATCCTGGTCGATGCAATCCCGCACTACTACGATGCCGAGCGGTCGATCCGGATTCTAGGCGATGACAATGCCGAGAAGTTCGTCAAGATCAATCGCCCTACGGTAGATCAGCAGACGGGGCATACGTACGTCATCAACGACCTATCGCGCGGCAAGTACGACGTGACGGTGACGGTTGGAAAGAGCTTCGACACGGCACGTATGGAGCTGGCAGAGGCTGCGCAGGCAATGGCACAGACTCCGGGGCCGTTTGCATTGCTTGGTCAGTACATGCTCATAAAGACGCTTGACGTTCCTGGCATGGATGAGTTTGTGAAGGCGGCCCGCCAACTTCTTGTCAATCAAGGACTACTCAAGCCGGGCGAGGGAGATGATCCGCCACCGCCGCCGCAGCCGAATCCAAAGGACGTGGCAGACGCAAAGGCGAAGGAGTCGAGCGCAATGCTCAACGTCGCCAAGGCGGAAGGTCAACAGCTACAGAACCAGGCAGATGCACTTGCATTGCACGTAGCAACACAGCCTCCGCCAATGCCCCAGATGATGCCGCCAGAACAGCCGCCGCAAGGCGGTTTTTTTGTGCCAGAAGGAATGCCGCCGCAGTAGGCGAGCCACCGACTAGGCCGGGTAAGCCTAAGAAGGAAATACCATGACCGACGAAGTAACCAACGGGCAGCCGATCCCGGTGGCGGACGATGCTGCGCCGCTGAAATCAATCGACACCAGTGATTTGAGCCGGATGCAGGCGCAAGCCATGCCGGAAAAGGCACTGGAACTAAAGCCAGAACTGGAGCCGAAACAGGATCCAGATTTTGGCGAACAAGACGCTCCAGCGGCGGATTCACCCGACAAGGAAAAGCGGAAAGACCGCTTGCCACGGTGGGTGAAGGAAAGGCTGGAACGGGAAAGGATTGTGACCGAGCAGCGCACGCGGGAATCCGTGATGCGCGAGATCGAGCAGCGAACGCAGTCGCAGCAGGTGCAACCGCCTCAACATGATGAAAGCACCAGCGACAAGACATTTGCTGATTTCGATTACGACTTCGAGCGTTACGCCGAATACATGGCCGAACAGGCTGTGGCAAAGGGTGAAAAGAAGCGCGCGGAGATTGAACAGCAGCGGTCGCAAGCCGAAGCCGTACAGAACTTCAAGGAAAAGATTGACGCCTTCGAGGAGAGGGTGGGCGCGGGTGCGTGGGATGACATTCTGCATTCGCAGTTCAACACCGATCCGAAATACCAGCCGCTGTTTGCCCTGTTTGCGGGCGACGAGGGCGGCTTGGACATCGCCCATGCGTTGGCGAGTGACATCGGAGAAGCCGATCGCCTGCTGAGCCTGTCTCCCCTCGCTCGTGTGAGGGAACTGGCAAAGCTGTCCGAGAAGTTTTCTGGCGAGCCTGAAAAGCAGGCCCCCGTTAATCCCCCGAAGAAAACCACCACTGCGCCGCCGCCTCCAAAAACGGTCGCTGGCTCGGGGAAATCGATTGTCGATTTGGACGATCCGAACATTTCTACCGAGCAGCGGATCGCGGAGTGGAAGAGCCGGCGCAAGAACTAACTACCCTCTGAGGAAATACAATGGCTAACCAGCTGCTTACTACCGACAAGATCGCCGATCGTGCGCTGATGCGATTCAGTGAATCCCTTTCCGCCCTCAAGGCGGTTCCCAAGACCTATGCCGATGAGTTCAAGGGGACTCCCAAGATCGGCGACCATGTGCGTGTTCCGATTCCGCAGCATGCATCCATCCGTCGCGGGCGCGTGGCAACTCCCGGGCCGCTGCAAACGCTTGTGCGCCCCGTGACGATCCAGGAGCAGATCGGATTCGAGGCGAGCTATACGTCTGCCGAGCTGGCGCTTGATATCGAAGAGTTCGACCGCCGCTATCTCAGCCAGCAGATTGCCGACTTGGCAGTCAACGTTGAGGCTGCGGTGCAGAAGCTGATGTATCAGTGGACGCCAAACCAGACGGGCAGCCCTTCCGGCCAGTGGACCAACATCGGCTATGCCAATGTCGCGAAGAAGTACATCGAGGACAATGGCGGCGGCGCGGGCACCAAGACGATGCTGACCAACAACGCCACCGACGTGACGCTCATCAATGGCATGCGCGGCCTGTTCAATGCGCAGAAGCAGATCGATGTGCAGTACGAAGAGGGATATATCGGTCGTGCATCTGGCTTTGACTGGGTTAGCAGCACGGTTGCTCCGCTGCATACCAACGGTGACGCTGCCGTTACTGCCTACCGAGTCAATGGCGCCAATCAGACCGGATCGGCGATTGCCATCAATACCGGTACTGGTGCAATCACCAAGGGCTCCAACGTCACGTTTGCAGGCTGCTATGCAGTGCATCCGCAGACCAAGGCGAATCTCGGCTACCTGCGCCAGTTCACTGTAACGGATGACTTCGCCGGCGGCAGTGGGACGCTGAACGTGTACCCGGCCATCGTCACCAGTGGCAGCGAGCAGAACGTAGCCGCATCGCCAACGTCCGGTGCCAGCGGGACTGTCACCATCGCGGGTACGGCGTCCGGTTCCTACGGCATCAATCTGGCCTTCCGTCCTGAAGGGTTCCAGTTCGTTACCGTAGACCTGCCGGAACTGTCGGGCTGGAAGAACAGCCGCCGTAGTTATGAGGGCGTGTCGATGCGCGTGGTGGAAGGCTCTGACCTCACGAACGACCTGAACCTGATTCGCTTCGACATCATGTGGGGCTTTGGTGCGACTCGCCCCGAGTGGGCATGTCGTATCGCCAATGACCCGTCCAACCTGACCCTGAGCTAAGGAGACGAAATGGTTACCACCGTGAATCCCAATGTGGCGAACCGCCACGATCAGACGTTTTTCACTGGCCCCATCGGTAATGGCACCACGATTACCGGCCCGACTGCGATGACAGATCAGACGGGTGCACGCCCCATTGTGGCGGCAGCTGCAACGGATGCCACCACGACGCAGGCCCTTGCTAACAGCTTGCGTAACGCATTGCTGGCGGCTGGCATCGTTGTCGCATCGTGATCCATCAAGGGGGCTTCGGCCCCCTTTCTTTTTGAGGTATCGCCATGACCACGGCAGCCCATGTTGTTTCCCGTGCGCTTCGTCTGATCCAGGTCATAGACCAGCATCAAGACGTGGGCGCACGCGAGATGGAGACCGCCATTGTCGCGCTGAACGCGATGCTCAGGCGCTGGGAAGCGGACGGTATTTCTCTTGGCTGGGTTCCAATCAATAACCCTGTGGACGTGCTGTCGCTTCCGGAAGAAGCGGAAGAGGCGGTGGCATACAACCTGGCAGTCAAGCTTGCGCCGGAATACGGCATTGCGGCATCCGCCACGGTGATGGAAGAGGCAAATGATGGGCACCACAAGATCGCGCGAGACCAGATGGTGGCAACGCCTATCCGCCCGATTTTGAGCGCGCCTACGCCTGCCAACTATCGGTCTAATACCTTGAATGGTTCCAGTTGGTACAACGGCTAATGCGCTACCAACAGATCGACATCCTTGGCGGCTACCACAAGGACAAGGCCCGGTCATGGTCGAATGAGGACACATGCAACTGGCTGCCGACGATCTCGCGGGCGCAAAACAGCCTGACGCGGGCCATGTTGAAGATGCCACCTGGGCTTCTGAAATTTGCAACGATGGATGGTGGGGAGTTCAGTAGCGGCCCTATTCGCGGAATGCGAAATGTAGAGGGCGCACTATTCGTTGTCTCCGGGACAACGCTATTCGAGGTAAGCAAGACGGGTGTCTCCACGCCTCGTGGTGAAATCCCCGGTACGGGACGCGTGGTGATGAGCCACAACCAGTTTTCGACGGGCTATCAGTTGCTTGTCGAGAACGGGCAAGGGCAGGGCGGCTATGTATGGTCAACGGCCGCAGGGACATTTGAGAAGATCACGGATGAGGGATACCCAGGCGGCATTTCGACGGACTACCTTGATTCCTACCTGCTGAGCGTCGAGCCGTTCGGCCGCTTCTGGTTCCACTCGGACTTGGCCAACGCAACGAGCTACAACACGTTGGACAGGTATGAATCGGAAGCCTCGCCCGACAAGATCGTAGGGCTGGTGGCGTTCCAGTTTGAAGTGATGGTATTCAATCGCACCACCATCGAGTTCTTCTACAACGCCGGCACACAGACCGGAACGTTCCAGAACAAGCGCGCCGTCATCAATCGCGGCTGCGCATCTGGCCAGACGATCAAGCGATTTGCCGGCACGGTCTTGTGGCTTGGCGATGATGGCGTGGTCTACATGCTGGACGGCTACAACGCCATTCCGATCAGTGATGCATCCGTAGAGCAGGCCATTGCGGGCTTGAATTGGGGGCAGTCCTTCGCGTTCACATGGGAGGACAAGGGATACAAGGTCTACTACCTGACCTTTCCTGATGGACAGACGTTCGGATTCGACTTGGTCAACAAGTCATGGCACCGCCGCCAGAGCTATGGCCGCGACAATTGGCGCGTGTCGGATACCGTCTACTGGAACGGTGCGTGGTATGCGGGTGATCGCTATACCAACACGATCTGGAGGCTGGATTGGGATTACCCATTCGAGGGCGACCAGCCCATCGTGCGTGAGCGGGTTTCATCGGCCATGTGGGACAATCAGAACAGGCTTGTTGTTAACTCTATTGAACTTGTATTGGATACCGGGATTCAGGTTCATATGGATGGAAACAATGCTCCATCGCTGATCATAAAGGATGGGCGTATCAGTTCTTCTGAGCTTCTGGATGTGCTGCCAGCAGGATCAACTGTTGGAGGACACTTCTATCTTGGAGGACAACTATTTGTCAAAGATGATGAGCCTGCTTATTACAACTTTGGACTGTCTGCTGGTTATACGTACCCGCCAGCTGGAAATGTATTGTATTACGATGACTTTGCTTCATTGTCGCAGATGATCGTCATTGCCTACGAGTGGACATGATGGACGACCGTTTCGTTCGCATCGCCTACAGCGTGGATGGCGGCCGCAACTGGTCTAACTTCCGCCAGATCAGCCTTGGAGCGCAAGCCGCGTATCAGCATCGCGTGATGGCGCGCAACTTCGGGGCGCATCGCCGCATCGTCTGGAAGATCCAATCGTCATCGCCCTGTCGCACTGACTTGCTTGGCGCAGTCGCAAACGTGACGCCAACGGACGGCTGAGTCCGCCCCACATCGAACACACTGACCGCCTTCGGGCGGTTTTTTTATGCCCGGAGGAAACATGGCTTTCAGCCTCGGTGGACTTGGTAAGGTCGTAGGTGGCGTTGCTGGCCTGCTTGGCAGCAATAGTGCATCTGGCAAGATCAATGATGGCTACAACAATGCCCTGAGCAATCTTACAAGCACGTACAACAACAGTCTTGGCAATTACGGCAGTTACCTCAATCTCGGCAATCAGGCTAATAGCGGGCTGTCGAGCCTGTTGAGTGGCGACTACTCCGGCTTCTACAACTCGCCGGATTATCAGTCTGCGATGCAGTCTGGCACGCAGGCATTGGACCGCTCTGCGGCGGCCAAGGGCAGCCTGTACAGCGGAGGCCATAGTGCCGACCTGACGGCCTACGGGCAGAACCTGGCCAATCAGTACCTTGGTAACTACCGAAACTTCCTCGGCAACATGTCCAACACTGGATTGAACGCAGCCAATGGCGTGTCCCAGCTTGGGGCCAATTATTCCGACGATTACTCAAACTTGGTGCTGGGGAAGGCATCTAACAATGCCGCTTCGTCCATGAACAAGTACAACAGCATCGGCAACATTGTCGGCGGCATCGCCGGCTTCTTCTGAGGATCATACATGGCAGCCCTTCCTTCCGTTGCGGATCTTCTTAGCGGGCAAACCGGATACGAGCGCGGCGCGCAAGCATTCGACAACGGGTACAACGGCGTGCGTGGGATGCGCGTCAACGACCTAGCGAAGTCCTACTTCACTGGCGATCCGTCAACCCGCGATGCCACCTTGCAGCAGATCGCGGCGATCAATCCACAAGCGGCTGACAACATCTCCAAGTGGACAATGGGACAGGAAAACCAGCGCAACATGCAGCTGGCCAACATCGCGCGAGGCGTGCTGTCGTTCAAAGATCCGGCAGCCCAGCGAGGTGTCTACCAAAACACCATCATGCCGGCTGCCCAGCGACAGGGCCTGCAAATCCCGGAATGGGATGATGCAACCACGCCGCAGTGGTTGCAGTATCAGTTGGCGAGGTCGAATGGCGCGGCTCAGCAGAACCCGTATTCCAACCTGCCAGCAGACGTGCAGTCGCTGATGCTGATCCGCGACAATCCGCAGCTTGCGGAGTTGGACATGAAGCGGAAGCAGGCGGCTGGCATGATTCCAAAACTTGCGCAGACCGCACAGGGATATGCGTGGGGAACGCCGGGCGGCGGGTTTGATCTGGCTCCGATCAATGGAGTGGCCGGGCAGCAACAGAGCGGAGGGGTCTCGCTTGGCGGTGACAACCCGGTCAATGTGAATTTCTCCGACCTTCCCCCGGAAGAAAACCAGCGCATCGCACAGGACTATCAGCAGTTGAAGTCGATGGGATTGCCTGACGATCAGATCAATTCCTGGATGGAACAGCAGCTACGCCAGCCGCGAGTGCGAACAGGTGCGGGGCAAGTGTCTCCACAGGCGCAGGCTGCTGGCGGGATTGCTCAGCCATACCAGAAGCCCGAAACGATCACGCCATACCAGCAGGAATCTCTGGCACTGGCCAAGCGCACAGCAGATCGGGCAGATGCGGCTGCATCACGTGCAGAACGGGGGACTCCGCCTGCCGGGTATAGGTGGAATGCTGGTGGGACGGCATTGGAGCCGATTCCAGGGGCTCCTCTTCCTAATTCTGCCGACAAGGCAAATGAGGGTGAAAAGAACGCTGCCGGCTTCTATGAGCGGATGCGATCAGCATCTGATGAATTGAATAGGATCGAGCAGAGCGGCTATGACCCGACCAATCTGCACGATTTCACGACGGCAGGATCGACCATTGGCAACTACATGACCAGTGATCAGGGACAGCAGTACTATCAAGCGAAAATGAATTGGGTGCGTGCAAATCTTCGCAAGGAGTCCGGGGCAGCTATTGGCGTAGACGAAGCTAAGCAGGAAATCCGCAACTACTTTCCTGTGCCGGGCGACTCCCCTGAAACCATCAAGCAGAAAGCCCGAAACCGAGCTGTCACTGAGGATGCAATGTTGAAGGCAGCAGGCCGCGCCGCACCGAAGGGGAATGCGAATTCAGCGCCAGCCCAGCGTATTCGGAACCCGCGAACAGGCGAAACGATGATCCTGCGCAATGGACAGTGGGTGAAAGAGTAATGGCAGACCAGAGGCTACCCCCGATCCCCGAAGGCTTTGAACTGGTACAGGACACGCCTGCACCCCAGCAGCAGGCATTGCCGCCCATCCCGGAAGGCTTTGAGCTTGTGCAGGACGGCGCTGGGAGTGACAAGCCGCTAGAGATCGACATCACGGGTGGTCAATCCATCCCCGCTGCCGACTACGCGCAGATGCGGCAGCAGGAGGGTGCGCAGGTTCCCGTAGCGAAGCCTGCCCAATACATTGATGACTCCGACTTCTTCCAGAAGGCAGGGATGAGCCAGTGGAGCCCCAAGGTCGTATGGGCTGCGGCCAAAGACATGTTTGGCGGCACCGAGAGCGCGGCCAAGTACCTCGCCCAGCAGGTGGGTGGGACAGTCGGGAAAGATGATCGTGGCGAGCCAACGATTGTTCTGAAAGACGGTAGCGCCTACTCGCTCAATCGTCCGGGCATCGACTCAAATGACATCGCTAATGTTGCCGGCAATGTGGCAGCGTTTGCGCTGCCTGCTGGGTGGGCAACCAACATCGCCAAGGCCAAGAACATAGGGTTGGCAGGAAGGGCGGGGATACAAGCCCTGATGGCAGGAGGGACG